CAATTGCAATAACCATGTACTTGAGTGGTCAAATCTTAATCTGGTTCCAAACCAATGGACAATTCAAATGGAAATGGTTTGCAGACCATCCACACATCCTGGCAGCAACAGGATTCCTTATTTCATATTTATTTATTTTAGGTACAAAATATGCAGTCGAACATTTCGATGGCCTTCTTTGGCCTGGTAGATTTCTTGCATTTGGACTTGGTATTGTATCATACGCATTTTTAACATGGTGGCTTATGGGTGAAGGTATAAATCTTAAAACATTAACATCACTTTTATTGGCAACCGCAATAATTTGTGTACAATTATTTTGGAAAACGGCATAAATTTATTATATTATATACAATATGGCAAAACAATTAGGATACGCATGTATTAACATGCAATTACGTAAAAAAGGTATTAACGCAAAACGCTCTATGATTAGGCGTACATTCGATGCAAAAGGTTTGGATTATGTGTCTGAACTATGTCTTGCAAATGCTCGTGACCTTGTGGAAATTATTAAATGGAACAACGAAAATGGTATTAAGGTATTTAGGATGCCTTCCGATATATTTCCGTGGATGTCCGAATATGAATTTACAGACCTACCTGACTACAAAAAACTTTGTATGGTACTAAAAGGTGCTGGTAATTTGGCAAAAAAATATGGCCAACGTCTTTCATTCCATCCAGGTCAATTCTGTGTTCTTGCATCACCAAGTCAAAAGGTTGTTGATTCTGCAATTAACGAACTAAATAAATCATCACAAATTATGGACCTTATGGGTTTACCTAGGTCTCGTATGGCAAAAATTAACATTCATGTTGGTGGTGCCTATGGTGATAAAAAATCTGCACTCGAAAGGTTTTGTAAAAATTATCTAACAACATCACCAGGTGTACAATCCCGTCTAACTATCGAAAACGACGACAAGGCATCTATGTATTCTGTTGTGGACCTATACGAAGGTATTTACAAGGTCGTAGGCATACCTATTGTATTCGACTACTATCACCACAAATTTTGTACAGGTGGACTTACCGAGGAACAGGCACTAAAACTTGCAGCATCTACATGGCCAAAAGGTGTAAAACAATGTACGCATTATTCAGAATCAAGGCGTAAGGAAAAAATGCTAAAGGTGGAAAACTTTCTAAATGACAGTAATATTACATTGGAACAAATCCACGATTTTCCTACAATGGAAAAAATGTACAAGGAATGCCAAAAAATTAAGGAACAGGCACATTCCGATTATATTAAATCAGATATTAATGATTATGGACTTGACATCGATGTTGTTGTCGAGGCAAAGGCCAAGGAATTGGCACTAAAAAAATATAAAAAAGTTTTAACAGAAGTTTCAGATTAAAGAAATTTTTGTTATATTAATGTGAAATCAATGAATAACAAAATTAAAGGAGAAAAAAATGGCAATTGATTTGAATGCAATCCGAGCTAAGCTCAACAATTTACAGAGTCAAACGACTCGTACAAACAATTTATGGAAACCAGAACCTGGTAAGAATCAGGTACGTATAGTACCTTATCAGTATAATAAGGACAACCCATTTATTGAACTTTATTTTCACTATGATTTAGGTAAGAAAAACTATTTGTCACCCGTGACATTTGGTGAGGCTGACCCTGTTGTAGAATTTTCTGAAAAGTTAAAATCATCAGGTAACAGAGATGATTGGAAATTAGGTAAGAAAATGGAACCTAAAATGAGATGTTATCTTCCAGTTATTGTAAGAGGACAGGAATCAGAAGGTGTAAAGTTCTGGGGATTTGGTAAAACAGTATACCAGGAACTTTTGCAATTTATTGCAGACCCTGATTATGGTGATATTACTGATCTTTCATCTGGTAGAGATGTTGTAGTAACATTCCACCCAGCAGAAGGAACTGAAAGATTCCCAAAAACAACAATTATGGTTAAACCTAATCAAACACCAGCAACTGAGGATAAAAATGTAGCTGATAAGATTATGAATAATCAACAAGATATCCATGATATCTATAAAAAGGTTGATTATGATACACTTAAAGGTGCATTACAAACTTGGTTAGATGGTGGCGATGAGGAACAACAAAATGAACAACCAGTTGCAGCTACTGCAGCACCAGAAGGTGTAAAGAAGGCTGATGATATTGGTGATGCATTTGATGATTTATTTAACGATAATAACTAAGGAGTAATAGATGGCTAAAGGAAACAAAAGAGATGATTTGGCAAATGTACTTGCAGATTCATTAAATAAAAAATTCAAGGATTTTAAGGTTGCTTATTTCTTGGATGGGTCTGAGGATACACCTACAGATTTAACTGAATGGATAAGTACTGGCTCTTCTGTTCTTGACCTAGCTATTGCTAATAGACCAAATGGTGGAATTCCAGTAGGTAGAATAACCGAGATAACGGGTATGGAGGCAAGTGGTAAATCACTGCTTTCTGCCCATCTCTTGGCAAATACACAAAAGCAAGGTGGTACTGCAGTTTATATTGATACTGAAAATGCTATGAATGAGGAGTTCTTAAGAGCAATTGGTATCGATGTATCAAAAATGTTATATATTCAGCTTGAAACAGTTGAGGATATATTTGAGGTAATGGAAACTATTATACTTAAGGCAAGAGAATCTGATAAGGATAAACTTGTAACTATAGTTGTTGATTCTGTTGCAGCTGCAACTACTAAGGTAGAACAATCTGCAGATTATGACAAGGATGGATGGTCTACAGGAAAGGCAATTGTTATGTCAAAGGCAATGAGGAAAATTACAAATCTTATTGGTAGACAAAGAATTGCATGTGTATTTACTAACCAATTAAGGCAAAAGCTTGGTGTTATGTTTGGTGACCCTTGGACAACAAGTGGTGGAAAGGCATTACAATTTCATGCAAGTTGTAGGTTAAGGTTAAAGGCTGCTGGACAAATAAAGGCAAAGGTAAATGGTAAGGAACAGGTTATTGGAATTAAAACAAAAGCTGTTGTTGTTAAAAACAGAATGGGACCACCATTAAGGACTGCAGAATTTAATATCTTTTTTGAATCAGGCGTCGATGATATAGGTGGATGGCTACAGGTACTAAAGGACTATAAACTAGTCACAGTATCAGGTGCTTGGTATACCTATAAGGACCCAGAAACAGGTGAGGAAATTAAATTTCAGTCTAAAGATTTTGAATCAAGAGTACTAAAGGATGATGTTAATAAACAGAGAATTTACAATATGATTTGTGATGCTTTGATTATGAATTATAAGGCAGATGAATTTGGTATTGATGATATTGAAATTGGTAATGATGACGTACCAACTGGATAAAATAAATAAAGGTTATAAACTATGGAAAGAAGAGAGAGGTATTTTAGGATACTTGACGGTCTAAAACAGACCACACAAGAAACACACAAAAACAGTAGAATTTTATTGATTGATGGATTGAACACATTTATCAGAAGCTTTGCCGTCAATCCAAGTTCTAATGATGATGGTGTTCATATTGGTGGTATGACCGGCTTTCTTCAATCCATAGGATATGCAATTAGAAATATAAGGCCAACACGTGTTATTATATGTTGGGATGGAAAAGGTGGTAGTACAAGGCGCAGAAAAATGTTTCCAGATTATAAGGCAAATCGCAGGGTAAGAACAAGACTTACAAGAATGTCTAATTATGGAAATGTTGGCGATGAACAAATTGCAATGGGCCAGCAAATAAGAAGGCTTACACAATACTTGGAAACACTGCCAGTTACAGTTTTGGCAACTGAAAACATAGAGGCTGATGATGCAATTGCATATATATGTGAACAAATATATCCTGAATCACAAAAATTTATAATGTCAACAGATAAGGATTATCTACAGCTTGTAAATGACAAGGTTCAGGTTTGGTCACCTACAAAAAAGAAATTTTATTTTCAGGAAACAATACTAGAGGAATTTGGTGTACCTGCAAATAACTTTTTGGAATATAGAACATTATTAGGTGATAGTTCAGATAATATTCCAGGAATTAAGGGGACAGGCCTAAAAACACTACAAAAAAGGCTACCAATAATTTTTGGTGATAAAAAAATAACAATTGATGACATATTAAAGCAAGCAGAGGATAATAAATCTGATGCTAAAATACTTGCAACAATTGCAGAAAGTGGTGATATATTAAGACTAAATTACAAACTTATGCAATTAAGAGAGGTAGATATCTCAGGTCATGCAAAATCATCAATTTTGGATATTGTTAGAAGGCCAATACAAAGGCTAAATAAACCTAAATTTTTAACAATGTTCCTTGAGGATAAAATAAATAGTACAATGAAAAACCCAGAATTTTGGCTACAAGATACATGGAGAAGCCTTGATTCATATTCAATAGTGGAGGACAAGAATGAGTAATAAATTATCAGAATACGGATATAGCTTTCAAATAAAAATACTGACATGCTTATTTACTGATAAGGCATTTTTACAGCAGATAATTGACATTCTTGAATCAAAGTTTTTTGAAAATGATGCAAATAGATTTATTGTTGATATTGTTAAGGAATATTTTAATGAATATAAGGCACCTCCAACAAAAGAGGTACTTAAGGTAAAGGTTACTGAAATTGATAATGATGTTCTAAAAAAGACAGTAGTTGAACACCTTAAGGATGTATATAGATATATTGGTGCAGAGGATTTGGACTTTGTAAAACAACAAACACTTGACTTTTGCAAAAATCAAAACCTTAAAGGTGCAATCATACAATCTGTGGAATTACTTAAGGATGGTGAATATGATGCAATAAAAAATCTAATAGATACAGCAATGAAGGCAGGTTCCGAAAGAAATATTGGACATGAATATATGGATAATATTGATGAAAGATATGAGGAGTCTGTTAGGAATACAATTACAACAGGTTGGGAGGTAATTGATGAACTTGCTGATGGTGGTTTAGGAAAAGGTGAATTAGGTGTTATGGTTGCACCTGCAGGTATTGGTAAATCTTGGGCATTGGTAAATGTTGCTGCAAATGCCGTAAAGGCAGGTAAAACTGTATTACATTATACACTTGAATTAAATGAGGCATATGTAGGATTAAGATATGACAGTGTATTTACAGGTATTGCGGCACAAAACCTAAAATATAATATTGATGATGTAAAGGAAAAGTTAAAAACAATAAAAGGAAATCTTGTTGTAAAATATTATCCAACAAAAGGTGCATCAGTAAATACAATTTCAAGCCACATTGAAAAATGTAAAATGCAAGGTATAAAACCAGACCTTGTAATCGTTGACTATGCCGACCTATTAAGAGGTACAGGTAAAACAAGTGAATTAAGAATACAATTAGGAAATATATATGAAGACCTAAGAGGTTTGGCAGGTGAACAGGAGATACCAGTATGGACAGCATCACAGGCAAATAGGTCTGCATTACAGGAAGATGTAATACAGGCAGATAAAATTGCAGAATCATATTCAAAAATTATGACGGCAGATTTTGTGGTATCATTATCAAGAAAAATAGAAGATAAGGTAGATGGTACAGGTAGATGGCATGTTATAAAAAACAGATTTGGACCAGATGGCCATCAAAAATGAATGCAAGTAATGGTCATATTGACATTTTTGCACAATCATCTGTACAAGGCAGGGAGGTACAGAAGCAGATGGATAACCATGAGGAAACAACAAGAAAGCTATTAAAAAATAAGTTTGAGGAATTAAATGAAAATCCGTCTTAATATACATATATAATGATAATTATAGTTGAACAAATAAAAACAGGAGAATTATATGGCACTTTTTGAAGAGAGGGTGCCTTTTAAGCCATTTGAGTATCCAATATACTACACAGAAGGTTGGCTTAAACAGGCACAAGCATTTTGGTTGCATACAGAAATAGCAATGCAAGGTGATGTTAAGGATTGGAAAGAAAATCTAAATCCAGCAGAAAAAAATTTGGTAGGAAATATACTTTTAGGATTTGCACAAACTGAGTGTGCAGTATCTGACTATTGGACAGGAATGGTTACTAAATGGTTTCCAAAACATGAAATAAGACAAATGTCAATGATGTTTGGAAGTCAAGAAACAATACATGCAGTTGCATATTCATATCTTAATGAAACATTAGGATTAGAGGACTTTGAGGCATTTTTGCATGAACCAGCTACTGCAGATAAATTTGACCTACTAATGAATACAAGTGCAGATTATACACATGAAGATTTAGCAAAAAATGAAAATGCAAGGCAAGAGGTTGCAAGAAGTTTGGCAATTTTTTCTGCTTTTGCTGAAGGCGTAAGTCTTTATAGCTCTTTTGCTGTATTATATAGTTTTCAAATGCGAAATTTATTAAAAGGTGTTGGCCAACAAATGAAATGGTCTGTAAGAGATGAATCATTACATAGTAGAATGGGATGCCAACTATTTAATCACATGTGTGAGGAATATCCTGAATTAAGAGAACAATCAAAGGACTCAATAGTTCAGGCTGCAAAATTAATTGTAGAACTAGAGGAAAAGTTTATAGATAAGATGTTTGAAATGGGTGACCTTGAAAATCTTAAAGCTTCAGACCTAAAAGAATTTATAAAGCAAAGAACAAATGATAAATTAAAGGAGTTAGGTTATGGCGAAGTATTCGTGGTTAATCAGGAACAAGCTAGCAATCTGGATTGGTTCTATCATCTTACTGGTGGGCATACTCATACTGACTTTTTCAGTATTCGTCCTACTGATTATAGTAAAGCTGGTGAAGGTGATGACTGGGATGATATGTTTTAATAGGGGAAAGAAATGAAAAATTACGCAGAACATCTTGGATGGGAGGTTGATGTTGATTTTCCAAGTTGGGCAAATAATAAAGTATACGTACAAACAATATCTAATGGTTATTTACATAATGGTGAAAAACCAAAGGATGCATATTGGAGAGTCTGTACAACAGTAGCAAAAAGGTTGGGTAAGCCAGAATTAGCAACAAAGTTTTTTGACTATATTTGGAAAGGTTGGTTATGCCTTGCAAGTCCTGTACTAAGTAATACAGGATTGGAAAGAGGTTTACCAATTAGTTGTTTTGGAATTGATGTTGCTGATAGCATTTATGATATAGGTAGGAAAAACCTTGAAATGATGTTATTAGCAAAACATGGTGGTGGAGTAGGTATTGGTATAAATCAAATTAGGCCAGCAGGTGCAGCAATCACTGGAAATGGAACAAGTGATGGTGTGGTACCATTTTGTAAAATCTATGATTCTACTATTCTTGCTACAAACCAAGGTGCTGTACGTAGAGGTGCCGCTAGTGTAAATCTAAATATTGACCATCCAGATTTTGATGATTGGTTGGAAATTAGAGAACCTAAAGGTGATGTAAATAGACAATCGTTAAATATGCATCAATGTGCAATTGTTGGTGATAAATTTATGAGAAATCTTGAGGCAGGAGACCCTGAGTGTAGAAGAAAGTGGATGAATCTACTTAAAAAACGTAGACAAACAGGTGAACCATATATTATGTATCGAGGCAATGTAAATAAGCAAAACCCAGAACAATATAAGAAAAACGGATTAAAATGTTATATGACAAATATTTGTAGTGAAATAGTTTTACACACAGATGAAAACCACTCTTTTGTTTGTTGTTTAAGTTCACTAAATCTTGCAAGATATGATGAATGGAAAGATACAGATTTAATTTATACAGCTACATGGTTCTTGGATGGAGTCCTCGAGGAATTTATACAAAAGGCAAAGTATAGACAAGGATTTGAAAATGCAGTAAGAAGTGCAGAAAAAGGTAGAGCATTAGGTTTAGGTGTATTAGGATGGCATACATATTTACAACAAAGAGGAATACCATTTGAAGGCCTACCTGCACAGTTTGAAACAAGAAGGATATTTGGCCAAATACAAACTGAAACAGAACAAGCATCTAGAGACATGGCAACTGAATATGGTGAACCACTTTGGTGTGCAGGTAGTGGATTTAGAAATACACATTTAAGAGCAGTAGCTCCAACAGTATCAAATAGTAAATTGGCAGGTGGTGTAAGTTCAGGAATTGAACCAATACCAGCAAATGTATATACTGAACAAAGTGCAAAAGGTACATTTATTAGAAAAAATAAAGAATTAGAAAAAGTATTTAGAAAAGCAGGAATAAATAATAAAGAAACATGGGACAAAATACTTGCAGATGGTGGAAGTGTGCAGGATATAAAAGAATTGGATAAGTGGTGCTATGTTAAGGCAAAACTAATTTTATGCAGTGATGCATCTGAAACAGACGACCCAATTCCGGTTAAAGAGGTTTATAAAACTTTCAAAGAAATTAACCAATTAGAACTAGTAAGGCAAGCAGGAATCCGTCAACAATATGTTGACCAAGCTGTATCACTTAATCTTGCATTTCCAAAAGAGGCAACCCCAAAATGGATAAATCAGGTACATCTTGAGGCATGGAAAGCAGGTGTAAAAACACTTTATTATTTTAGGACAGAAAGTGTATTAAGAGGTGATATTGCTGCAAACGCAATGAAGGAGGATTGTGCTGCCTGTGAGGGATAAAATACTATGGAACCAGTCGATAATCTTAATGAAAAGATTAATCGGTTACAAAAGCAAATAGAAAAAATTCAACATGAATGTAAACACAAAAATCAGGACTTACAATTTGTAAAAGGAAAGGAATTAATGTGGGTATGTTCGAAATGTAAAAAGGCATTAAAATGGCCAACTCAAAAAGAAACGGAGAGGTTTTTCGATAAATGAAACTATCAGATTGCGTGGGTAATACACCACTTATTCCAATTAGATTTGGAGGTTACACAGTATGGGGCAAATGTGAATTTATGAATCCAGGTGGAAGCGTAAAGGATAGAATGGCAACGTATATTATTAATAATGCAGAACAAAATGGACTTATAAAAAAAGGTGATACACTAATAGAGGCAACTTCTGGAAATACAGGGATTGCCTTTGCAATGTTAGCAGCAGAACGTGGATATAAAATGAAAATTGTTATGCCTGAAAATATGTCTAATGAAAGAAAGCAAATGTTAAGATTTTATGGTGCAGAACTTATAGAGGTTGGTGCTGGAGATTTTGATGAAGCAATAGATGTAAGAGATGAACTATCAGAACTTGAAGGATATTTTAATTGCAATCAATTTCATAATAAATTAAATATAGAGGTACATTATAAAACAACAGGTCCTGAAATATGGAAAGAATTTCAAAGAAATCACAAATACAGTGATTGTGGGTGGATGCAGGCATTTGTAGCAGGAACTGGCACAGGTGGAACTATAATGGGTGCAGGAAAATACCTTAGCGAACAATGTCCAGGAATGGAAACTATAGCAGTTGAACCAGAGGAATCAGCCGTTATGTCAGGTGGAAAACCTGGCTTGCATGGAATACAAGGTATAGGTGATGGTAGTAAGTTTTTGGTGGACCTAAAAAAGATTAGTAAGGTAAAAACAGTTAAAACAGAATGTGCAAAAGCAGTTGCAAAATACTTGGCTCAGCGATATGGCTTATTTGTAGGAATAAGTGCAGGTGCAAATGTATTTGCTGCTTTTCAATATTTGCATGACAATAATAAAAAAACGGCAATCACAATACTATGTGATAGAGGTGAGAGATATCTAAGTTGTCTATAAAAAAGAAATATCCGGATAACATAGTTTATGACTATAAATTAGATAAGTTTGATGCAAATATTAAACCTTATCCAACGTCTGTAGGTGCACCAGGTTTTGAACCAATTAGTGTAGACAAAAGTTCAGGAATTACTGCTAATCACTATTTTGAATCAAGATTAGATGAACTTAGACAGGAATATAAAAAACTTATACAGGAATATAACTGGACAAGGTTGGTATATGAATCATCATACGCATTTCAACCAATTGTTGGGCACACATATCATATGTATGAAAAAAAAGATAAAAGTTTGTGGTTAAGTTTAATAGGACCTAACGAGTGGAATCAGGTATATGTAGGCTCTTTTCAATTGCAAACAGATGGAAAATGGATAAAGGTATAAAATTATTTTTTTATTTGGAGAATTTTTGTTATATTAACACATGAGGAGAATAAATATGAATAAAGGTTGTATTATAGGTGCTGGTCCAGCTGGATTAATTGCAGGATATTACTTTCCTGAATTTCCTGTATTGGATGAAAAACCATTAGGTCAACTAAATTTACCATTCATACCAGGTCCTAGATTAATACAAAGGACAGAAAACACAGAAAAATTTGTTAGAAGTGTATTGGATGATGCTGGTTTATTTGGATATAAAATAAAAACTGTTGTTGCAAAGGTTGGATATGAACAGGACGGTATGGCAATGGCAATACCACCTAAAGGTTTTAGGAAAAACTACACAAAGCTAACAAGAGGCAAATCCGATGCAGAATCAAGCTATCTATCTGAAGGTAAAAATGAAATAGAACACCTTGAAATAAATGATTTAGGTGAATATAGTTATAGATTTTTATTTCAAACATTGTTAAAAATAATCGACAAGGATAGAGGACAGTTAAAAAGACAAAAGGTTACAGAAATAGTACCATCAGGCTTCATACATGCAAAGGAAGGTTTAGGACCTTCAATGTGCTATGAATATGAAACAATTATAAATACACTATCATTAAAATTATTGGCAAAAGACTATAATGGAATGGGAGGTATTTGGAAAGGTGATGAATTAAAAGGCTTGGACCTAACAACACTACCAAAATGTTTTTATCAAACAAATAAGGGTGAAAGGTCTGGCTTTGATTACGTATATGGTTATAAGGAAGGATGGACAAGAAAAACATATTTTAATGATTATATGGTATATGAATCTGTTAATCCTTTTATACCACCATATCCTGTAATGAATCAATTTGAAAGTATGCCAATACAGATAAAAAATAGTATTGACATTGATAGATTTGACAGAGTATTTATGTTAGGTAGATTTGCACAATGGAATCATAAAATAAAGGCAAATGAAGTTTTGGATAGAGTAATTGATTGGACAAATAAATATAGAAAACCATACCCGGAGTTTAAGTAATGGATAAATTAGAAAGAATATTTGGAATACAAAAAGATTTTACAGAAAAATTTTTTAAGGATAAGCATGGTCTTACAATTGATGATGTTGTAAAAGATAAGGAATTAAAAATAAAATGGAACAAGGAATATGTTTTGGCATTATCAAAGGAGGTATATGAGGTACTTGATGAAATTGATTGGAAAATGCATACATCAAAAAAGACAGAAGATGTAAATGATAATGTATTAGAGGAATGTGTTGATGTACTAAAATACCTTTTTGGAATAATCCAGCTAAATGGATTTAATGTTGATGATTTATACGAAAAATTTATGGATAAATCAAGAGTTGTTGAGGCAAAATTTAACCAGGAAAAGGTAATGAAAAAAATTAAGGCATCTGATAAAAAAATTGCATTTATTGATATTGATGGTGTACTTGCAGATTGGCCTGGTGGATTCCTAAAGTGGTCTGGCTATAAAAGCCTAAATGATTTTAAGTCAAAGGTTGATAAAAAGGAACAGTATAGAATAAAGTCTGAATATAGGACATGTGGTGTTAAGGCAACACTGGATGTATTGGATGGAGCAAAGGAGTTTATGAAGGATGCATGTGAAAAATATAATGTTGTATTATTAACAGCAAGGCCATATAAAAAGTATTTTAGAATATATTCAGATACAATTAAATGGCTTAATGATAATGAAATTTGTTATGATGCAATTGTATTTGATGAGGAAAAGGAAAAATATATTATTAATAATTTTGACCCCAACCAGGTTGCATTCTGTTTGGATGATGATATTGGCAATGCAAACAAATTAGATGACAGTGGTTTTGAGGTATATCTAAACCCTAATTATGGTCTTTATACTGAGGAAACATTAAATAGAAAAATTAATAAAGGTGTAAAAGTAATAGCTTATGAAAGTAAAATTAACGACGTGCTTCTATGAAAATCCAGCTGCAAAGGCTGAAATAAAATTTTGGGAAACACAAGTAGAGAAAAAAATAGAATCTAGAATGTATGTAGATGATTTTTGGAGTTACATTTTGGAAAGAGATGAAAGTAATACAAAGGAATTCATGTTTTGTTTTCCTACAGATTTAATAGAAAATCATAATGTGACTTCTTTACAAAACCTTATTAATAATTATCTTTCAGCTCATTTACCAGATAAAAGTTATGAAGCAGTACACTTCAAAACACTTACATTTGGTAAATTGGAGAAAAAATATCTTAATTTTTATGGAAAATGGATGAACCATTGTGCATAAATTGTTAATAACTTTTGAAAAATAGTTCGTTAGAAATTTTTTTTCTTGCGAGAAAATTGTTATATTTATACTATATAAAAAATCAATCTATGTACGATATCATATGCCCAAAATGTAATACAAACAAAATACCACAAGGTCGTATCGATCTAGGTTTTAATGTTTGTGTCGAATGCTCAACTGTCGAGGCTGTCTCTTGTGTGGATATTACCTATCACAAAACTGGTAATACAATTCAAATCACAGACAAGGCAACTGCAGATAGGTTAAACAAATTATCGCAGCGTTCGGGCTATGGTATCATGCGTGGTTTACGTAGTGGTAAGGCACCAAAATCCACACCTACAAAAATTACACCAAATACAAAACCAATTAGGCATTATCGTCAATATACACACGATGACCTTAAACGTGTTTTGGAAACTGCTGTGGAATATATGGAATTGGATATGCGTAAAAATGCAATACAACATGTCGAATCGTCATTGGAATCAAAAAGTATAAATGGTATACAAAGGCGAAAAATTATGGAAATATTGGACGTTATGTTTCCGCAACCTATTAAGGAGGTTACAGTAAACGAACCAGAACCAATTGATGAGGAAATACAATTTGCATTTAGGAATTGGAAAAATTCAAAAATATATAGGTAATTATTTTTTTATGTCACAAAAAATTGTTATATTAATACTATGATAAAACCCAGAAAAGATGTTAAGGAAGGCTTTGTACAAATACATTGCCATAGTGAATTTTCAACTCGAGATGCACTATCAAAATTGCAGGAATTAATTGACTTTGGTAAGGAAAATAACCTTAGTCATTTGGCAATAACTGATCACGGTGTTATTTCGTCCTGGGCAAGGTTATGGAAATATGCTAGACAAGAAGGTATCACTCCTGTATTTGGATGTGAGGTTTATGTCAACAACCACAGATTCATGGATGAGGATTCAAGAAAAACAGATGATGGCAAACAAAAATACAGAAAGTATTTTCACCTTCTTGTCCTAGCATATAATGATAAAGGAATTAAAAATCTTATTCGCATTAATAATGATGCACACATGAATGGATTTTATTCAAAACCAAGAACTGATTTTGAAATGTTAAGCAAATATGGTGAGGGTCTTGTTATCACATCTGCGTGTCTAGGTGGTGAAATACCGTTTCATTTAATGAATGGTGACTACGAGGAGGCCAAAAGTGTTGCCAAGCAATACAAGGATAGGTTTGGTGACAAATACTTTATAGAATTACAAGTTCACCAAATGCAGGAACAAATTGATTGTAATAAACAATTGGTTAGAATTGCACAAGAACTTGATATAGAAACAGTTGTGACCAATGACGCTCACTATATTCGCTATGATGACCAGGAGGTACACGATATGCTTATAACTATTCGTGATAGGTCAAATAAGGACGACCATGCCGACTGTGAAAATCTAAAAGGTTATCATGCAAGAGAACTATATTATAAAAATTATGATGAAATGCATGCATCATGGGAAAGGTATCATAAAAATGAATTTTTTACCGAGGAGGTATTTATTAGGTCTGCAAATAATTGTCATAAAATTTTGGATATGGTTAAGGACACTAATTTTGATGCTGACGTAAAACTTCCAAAACTATATGATGACGAACAAATTATATTTCAGGAAAAAATTAAAAAAGGCCTAAAATACAGATTTGGTAATGACATATCAGATGAGGTAAAAGAAAGGATAAGATACGAATATTCAGTATTACGTAAAATGAACTACATTGGATACTTTCTTATTCTTGAGGACATAATTGAATATTGCAATAAGGAAAAAATATATATAGGTCCAGGTAGAGGTTCGGTTGCTGGTAGCCTTATTGCTTACGTAATAGGTTTAACAGAGGTAAATCCACTGGATTGGGGTTTAATTTTTGAAAGGTTTTTGGACCTTGGTAGAGATAAGGCTTCGTTCCCAAAAATGATATAATATGAGTAAAATACTAATTGGAGATAAAATATTCAGCAATGCATCAAAAATCCTTAGGGATAGAGGTCTTGATGAGCATATTGCTTGGCTACAACAAGAATGTGATGCAATTGATTTTTATCAAGCACGTTATCCCGATCAATACAAGGACATACAAAAGTTTATAACAGATAATAAGGGTAAAAAATTACCTGGCAATAAACAAAATAGTCTTTTGTATTGGTTGTTGGATATATATGAGGATAATCCAATTGATACTGGTAAAAAACCAGAAATGATAACTGATGGTGATGTTGACCTTGTTGATATTGACCAGGATGTATGCCGACATGGTAGACAAAAGGTGATAAATTATATATATGAAAGGTTTGGCAAGGAAAAGGTAAAACAAATTGGTGTGTATCAACTTGCAAAAACAAGAGCTGTAATACAGGATGTCGCTGGTGCACTTGGTGTACCTGCAAAGGATACATTTGGTATGACAAAAACAATTCAGGCAGGTGATGCAACTGAAAAGAAAACTTTTGATGAATTGGCAGAGGACTTTGATAAATTAAAACAATATTTCAAAAAGTATCCTAAGGTTAAATTTTATGCAGAAAAAATTAGGGGTATGCTTAGGAATTATGGTACACACCCAGCTGGTGTTATTATATCATCTGAAAACCTTGATGAAAATATTGCATTAAATAAAATTGGTGATGGTATATCTTCTGCATGGGAGGAAGGTACTGGTACCTATGGTCTTAAACATATGGGCTATGTAAAGTTTGATATACTTGGCCTTAAAAATGTATCAATTGTAGGTGCAACACTTGACCTTGTAAATAAAAGGCATGGATTAAATTGGAAATTAAGTGACATTCCATTGGATGATGAATATACATTCAAAAAAATATTTCACACTGCAGATACTGATACAATATTTCAATTTGAATCTGGTACAGCAAAAGGTATTCTTAAGGATGTAAAGGCAGATTCTGTTGCCGAATTATCTGCTGTATCTGCATTATTAAGGCCAGGACCACTTATGGAAGGTATGCCAACAGAATATGCAAAACGTAAATTTTCAGGTCAATATGAAAGGTGGCCAGAACCATTAAATACTGTATTGGAGGAAACATACGGTATTATTACCTACCAGGAACAAATTATGAAACTTGCACTTATTGCCGGCTTTACAGATTCAGAATCTAATAAATTCAGAAAAGTACTTGTAAAATACCGAGATTGGGAATCAATGGCACAAAGGCAGAAAAAGATTGGTGCGTATAAGGAAAAATTTATTACAGGTTTATCAAAATATATTAAGGAATCTGATGCACTTGACCTATTTGAAAAATGTGCTGCTTTTGCTGCCTATGGATTTAATCAGGCACACTCTGTATCATATTCATTAATTTCATACTGGGGTGGATATTTCAAGGCAAATTATCCTATTGAATATATGAAGGTAATATTGGACAATTCAGAACCAGGTACAGATATGATGAAACATATTAATGTAACCAAAAAACTAGGTTTTTCTGTTGAACGTGCAAATATAAATGCATCACAAAGGAAATTTTCAATTGTTGACAAAAAGATTCTTTTTGGTTTTGGTGCAATAAAAACCATAACACCAAATGATGTAAATGGTATAATTGAAAATGCACCATACAATGACTTTCAGGACTTTTTGGATAGGTCAACAATTAAAAATAAAGCAAAGGTTGAAAACCTTATATTTGCTGGTGCGTTTGATTCATGGGGTGAGGAGGTAGAAATATTTAATGAATTCCATAAAGGTAGGCTACCAAAGAAAAAACAGTCGCTATATGAGGAACAAAAATTTAATTTTACAGAATTAAAACAATTTGAATATGGTGCGATGTCAACAAATGTAAAGTATTTAATTAATGACACAATTAAGGAAATGGTACAAATACTTGTTGAACGTGACTTCAAATTTGCAGATACAATGTTGCCAAGTGAGGTAAGAATGAAAATGGGTAATAAAATGGGAATATATTGTATTGGTATTTTGGATAAATATATTGCAAAAAGAAGTAAATCATCTGGCAAACCAATGGGTATTGCTACGTTAAAGGATGACAACGGTTCATTGGACTTTTTTATATGGCAAAATAAAATGAAAAAGTTTGAGGAAATACAACCTGGTGAATTGGTATTAATTTCATTAGGTAGGTTTAAGGATAGTGAAACAATGTTTCTAAATAAAATTTATGAAAGGTTTAATGATGAATAAAAGACTACAATTAGTATTTGAAGGACCTGACTGCTCAGGTAAAACAACTCAATATCAAAAGATATGGAAAAAAATACAATCTGCTAACGATTTTGACGTATTATTAAACGATAGAGGCCTGATGTCAATATTGGTTTACGGTAAACTTAATGGCAGATTTAACAACTTTTATGAAAGACAAAGAGAATTTATATCATATCTAAATGATAATATAGTATTCTACTTTGACATAGATGAGGTAGAGTTATTTAATAGGTATTCAGAAAGAGGTGATGAATTTCAAAATTGGGAATCAATAAAAAATGTTGCAAAGCTATATAAGGAGTTTTCTCTTAAGTTTGCAAAACACAGAAACTTTTGGATAATTAATGCAAAAGATAAACCAAATGAAATAGCAGATAGAATTAATGGAATACTTGAAATGTATAATGATTTTCTACTAGGACCAGAACATCAAATTGGAACTGCAATTACGGCACTACAAGAGTTTGGTAGTGAACATATGGGCACTAAGGAGCTTATAAATTATAAAATGGATTTTGACCTAACATCTGGCCAAATTAAGAATTGGGCATCAAAGGACCTATATACAGGCCTGGAAAATATTAATGACTATGAACAATTGGAAATAGATAGTTATAAATTTCAACTTGCAAAATTTACAAAAAAGATAGAATCAGAACTTTCAGGATATTATGGCAAAAAACAAATGTCTGATAGTAGAAGATTTGTATTTACAGATGATGAATGTCTATCATATGTTCATATGCTATTTAGAGGTGATACATTACATGTTAATGTAAATTTTAGGTCATCGAATATTATGTTATTTAATCATGATTTTATATCAATATGTAAAATGGTAAAAATATGGTTTGATAAATGTTGTGAGGTTGACAAAATTAAAATAAATATAAAATTTGATTCGTTACATTTTTATATTTAAGAGATATTTATTATTATAAGAAAGGTTATAAAAATATGGAAGAACAAAAATTAAGTTATGAGGTCGTAGAAAACCTACGAAAGGTCATGGGAACTCTACCAGAGGAAAGGCCACCAGTTGTTACCGAATTTCATAATATGAGCGATGAGGTCGAGGTTACGTTGGAGGATAACATGACAAATCCCTACAAATCAATGTTTGTCACAAGTACATCTACTTGGGGTGATAATAAATTTGAGCAAAAATGGCCCATAACATCACCAGAAGGAAAATTCGAGGTCGTTAAGGCAGTATTAACTCATAATACATTACCTCAGGCAAGAGAAATGGTACAATTTATATTTCGTGTAAGAGGTGTACCAAGATGGTTATTTGATTATCATACACAAACACCTTTTACAAGTTTTATGAGTATTGGTTGCCGTGATAATAATAAATCTGATGTAGATATTATTACTGTAGGAGATAGAAAACTTTCTGATGCAGAAAAGAATACATTTAATGAATTAAAACAAATATATGCAGATGTATTAAATGAGGATCAGTCAAGTTGGCAATCAGGTAGAACATTCCTACCACAAAGCTATCAGCATTCATATCACTTTGGACAAAATTTATTATCTCTTGTATCGATGAGAGGTTTTAATGCATCTGGAAAATTTGGTGATAATATAAAGGAAAGGTCACTTGCAGAATTATATAAGGTTTTGGTTGAGGAGGTAAAAAATAAATTTCCATTCATTGGTCTATACCTTGATGTAATATTTAATGACACAGATGCTATATTAGATAAAATAAGAGATTATAAATTTGATAATCTTGATGAAAAAGATAAAAGGTTATTCTATGAAAATTAATGGTATTGAAATAAAATATGGTGTAAAAAACCTTGAGGTAGATATATTAAATTGGCATGAGGCATCTGGTATGATAACATATCAAATAAAAGGTACTCCAATTTGCCAATTTGACCAACATTCAAGAGCTAGGGTTGGAATTAAATTCCTAAACTATGAGGTGAATCCTAATCCTGTATATGTTGTCTATACTCAGATATATGAATTAATGCAGAAAAACTCAGACTTTTGCGATAAAACCATAAAAACGCTATCTGAACTGGAAAAGCACAGAAACGCAGAAAAGAAAAATCCAGAATTATTTAATCTTATGTCAAGAGAATGTACATATACTGTTGAACAAAATATAGGTTCATTAAGAGGACAAATGATGAGAAGATTAAAGTTTTGTGAGGAAGAATTTATTGTAGGTTTACATTGGCTATTAAGAAAGAAAATGATTGATATGGGAATTGAGGCTGCAAAATCTTTTAGGCCAGGATGTGATATGATTAAAAAATGTGATTATGCAGCTGCTGATTATCTTTCAAATGCATTTGGTTGTTTATTTGCTGGATGTGGTAGATTCCCAAGTAAAACAGATTTTGCAAGTTTTAATCAGTCATGTACAACACCGGAAATGATTAAGGAACAATTAGGAATATCATGTATGAGAAGTTCATACGAAATTGAAAATAAATTAAGGTTAACAGATAAGGAGGCAATATAATGAAATTTGAACCAACAGGAGGAAATGTAGTATTAAAAAGTTTAGACCCAGATGAAATGACAACAGGTGGCGTAATTATGCCAGACGTAGATGATGATTCTTGCCAAAAAGGTGAGGTAGTTGCTGTGGGTCCTGGACCACTCTTACAAGGTGGTACAAGAGGTAATATGCAAACAAAGGTAGGAAATATTGTATATTATCCAAGATTTGCAGGAAAAAAATTAGAAGTATCAAGAGAAGAATTTATCGTTGTAAGAGAGGATGAAATTTTAACAATTTATAAAGGAGAAAAAAATGGGTAAAAAGATTGAATTTAATGAGTCTGCAAGAAAATCAATATATGCAGGTGTAGAAAAGCTTGCAGATGCTGTTTCTGCTACATTAGGACCAAAAGGTAGAAATGTAATCCTTGAAAAGAATAATGAATTTTCATCTACAAAGGACGGTGTATCTGTCGCAAAGGAAGTATTTTTGAATGATGAGGTAGAAAATGCAGGTGCACAAATGGTAAAAGAAGTTGCAAATCAAGTAAATGATGAGGCTGGTGATGGTACTACAACTGCAACTGTTCTGGCACATGCAATATTAAGAAGAGGTTTTGATGTTATAACTGAAACAAGTGCAAATCCTATTGACCTTAAAAAAGGTATGGAAATTGCAACAGATACAGTTGTTCAAAGCTTAGATGAAATATCAACTGATATATCTTCAGAAGATGAAATTGAACAGGTTGCAACTATTTCTGCAAATAATGATAATGAAATAGGAAAACTTATTTCTACTGCTATGGACAAAGTAGGAAGAGAAGGTGTAATTACTGTTGAGGAGTCAAGAACAAATGAAACATATCTTGAAACAGTTGAAGGTTTACAATTTGATAATGGCTATCTATCACCATATTTTGTGACAAATAATAATCATATGCATGCGCAATTTGAGGACCCATGGATTTTAATTGTTGATAAAAAATTAACATCATTAAAGGAACTTGTAAAACCCCTTGAACAAGCAATTGCTGCAGATAAACCACTTTTAATTATTGCACATGATGTTGAAGGTGAGGCACTTGCCGGACTTATTGT